TACTAAGGGTAAAGGCAGCGATGACGGTCGCTTTATTGGCACCAATATTCTTAATGAGGCATTCCTTGAGCGATTCCCAATCACCTTTGAGCAGTCATATCCTTCTGCAAAGGTAGAGTCTGACATCCTGCGTAAGGTTGCTGAGCAACTTGACTGCTATGATGCTGACTTTGTTGAGCGTCTAGTTTCCTGGGGTGAGATTATTCGCAAGACCTTCTACGATGGTGGTGTGGATGAAATCATTTCTACCCGTCGCCTGGTGCATATCATCCGTGCATTCTCTATCTTCAAGAAGCGCAGTAAAGCAATTGAAGTTTGTGTCAATCGTTTCGATGATGAAACAAAGTCGTCATTCATGGAATTGTATGCTAAAATTGATGCAACTGTCGAAGATGCTGATGTTTGATGACCTGCCTCGCCACACCCTCATCTGTAAAAAAGATGGGGGTCTTTTTTTAACTAAGTGCAAAGTGCATCAACTTATTTACGGACAACCAGAACCTTGTTATCTGGGACATCAATATGTAGATGAGCAGGCTCTTGACTATGAGCCTGGCACATGTTATATTGACCATATTGACCACGTTATAAATTATGAATCCACACCAATGGAAGTATAATGAGGAAGCAATCCTCAATGAGTTGAAGGAATATATTTCTTCCACTTACCACCAGCACTATTCTGCTGGCACTGACAAAATCCAAACCCTTGACCTTATTGAAGCATGTGGTGACGGTGAAGCATTTTGTAGAAGCAACATCTTGAAGTATGCTTCTCGGTATGATAAGAAGGGCACTGCCCGCCGAGACCTTATCAAGATTCTCCACTATGCAGTCCTGCTACTGCACTTCAATGACAAAAATGCACAACGTGAAGATTACAACCAATGAGTAATATTGCCCTTTCAAAGACCACAATCGAAATCCTTAAAAATTTCTCTACAATCAATACATCGATTGTCATTAAAGAGGGCAACGTCCTTCGCACCATCAGTAACGAAGAAAACATTCTCGCTACTGCTAAGGTGGAAGAAACGTTTCCACAAACGTTTGCTATCTATGACTTGACTCAATTTCTTGCAGGTCTCTCCCTGTTTGAAAATCCAAGTCTGGTATTTGACAATGATGATTATCTGATTATCAAGTCTGGTCGCTCTCGTGTGAAATACTATTTCAGTGACCCTGAGATTACTCTCAAGACAGCACCAGACAAGAAGGTAAACTATCCTGGGTCTGATGTTACTTTCTCACTGTATGCTAGTGACCTGTCGTCACTCAACAAAGCATCCAACGTTTACAAACTTCCCGACTTTGTAATCGATACCGATGATGAGATTCTTCTTTCTGTCTGTGACCGTGAGAATGACACTTCACACGTCTATGATGTAACAGTCAAAGGTGAGTTTGAAGGTGCTCACAATCTCCACCTCAAGGTTGAGAATCTGCGATTGATGCAAGGTGATTATAATGTTGGTGCTTCTAAACATCTCATTACTGAGTGGAAGCATACTGACCTTGACCTCACCTATTACATCGCATTAGAGCCTTGAAACACATCCTATTTACTTTGAAGGGTTGCCCATTTACACTGTGTGATGATGAAGGTTTCATTAGAAACATGCTTGTGAATGCAGCAACTCTTGCACAGAGTACTCTGTTGGATGTAACATCGCATAAGTTTGAGCCCTTTGGTGTGACTGCTATTGCTCTACTCGCTGAGAGTCATATCAGCATTCACACTTGGCCAGACAAGTGCATGGCAGTTTGTGATGTCTTTACCTGTGGAGACCATACAATCCCCGAATCTGCGGTGCGATATATGTATGATATGATGCAGGCAAGTGACATGGTTGCTAACCAATTTATTAGACCTTTAGATGATGAATGATTTTTTGTGGGTGGAGAAGTATCGTCCTCATACGATTGAGGATTGTATTCTCCCAACTTCGATGAAGAAAGTGTTTACTGGATTTGTAGAGCAAGGTGAGATTGCTAATCTCATGCTCTCTGGTCCTCCTGGTGTCGGTAAGACTACCGTTGCTAAAGCACTGTGTGAAGAGTTAGGTCTAAGTTATATTGTTATCAATGGTAGTGACGAAGGTCGTTTCCTTGATACCATTCGCACGAAAGTCCGTAACTTTGCTACTACCAAATCTTTGGTTGGTGGTGGTGCTCACAAAGTGGTGATTATTGACGAGGCAGACAATACCACGCATGACGTACAACTGTCGCTTCGTACCTTTGTGGAGGAGTATCACACTAACTGCCGATTTATTTTTACCTGTAATTTTATCAATAAGATTATTGAGCCACTGCACTCTCGTTGCACAGTGGTTGATTTCCGAATTAAGCAGGCAGAGCAGCAGAAACTCCAAGCGCAATTCTTCGACCGCTTGAAGGGCATCCTAGACGCCTCTGGAGTGACCTATGAGGATAAGGTCGTGGTCAAACTTATCCAGCGTTACTACCCCGATTGGCGTCGTCTCCTAAATGAGGCACAGCGTCACTCTGCAGGCGGGTCTCTGGATGCTGCTGTGTTATGTGATATTGCTGATGTCAACATTGAGGAATTGATTCGTGCAATGAAGAATAAAGAGTTTACTACTGTGCGTAAGTGGGTGGTAAACAATATGGACAGCGACCCTAATATCATCATGCGTAAAGTGTATGATAATCTGGTCAATTATATTGAGGGGTCTACTATTCCTCCTGCTGTCCTGGTCCTTGCTAAGTATCAGTATCAAGTTGCTTTTGTTGCTGATCAGGAAATCAATCTGCTAGCGTGTCTTACTGAATTAATGGTGGAGTGTAAGTTTAAATGAAATCTTTGAAAACCCCTCTTCGTTATCCAGGCGGCAAGTCTCGCGCCTGTGTAAAACTGGCAGAGTATATGCCAGATATGAAACAATATAAAGAGTTTCGGGAGCCATTCCTTGGTGGTGGTAGTGTCGCACTATACATGACCAAGCAGTATCCTCATCTAGACATCTGGGTGAATGATTTGTATGGACCTCTCTATAACTTCTGGAAAGAGTTGCAGCACAATGGTCAGGCACTTGCTGAGCAACTGAAGCAATATAAGATTGATAACCCAACTCCTGACACCGCCAAAAATCTTTTTCTAGAGTCAAAGGAGATTGTCAATGAAGATTCCGTTTCCAATTTACTTCGTGCTTGTGCTTTCTACGTTGTTAACAAGTGCTCTTTTTCTGGTCTCACTGAGTCCTCATCCTTTAGCAGGCAGGCATCCGACTCTAACTTCTCAATGCGAGGAATTGAAAAACTACCAGAATACTCAGAATTAATTAAAGATTGGAGAATTACAAATGCTAGCTACCAAGAGCTCCTCACCGACGATAGGCGAGTCTTCACTTATCTCGACCCCCCATATGATATTAGAGATAACCTCTATGGACGGCGGGGCGATATGCACAAGTCCTTCGACCATGATACCTTTGCTGTTGATTGTGATTGTTTCGTCGGTCCTCAACTTATATCTTATAACTCGTCTCAACTTATTCGTGAGAGGTTTGAAGGGTGGCAAGTCGGAGAATTCCAACACACCTACACAATGAGGTCTGTAGGTGACTACATGAAAGACCAACACGAAAGAAAAGAATTAGTATTGTTTAACTATGACCGCACCAACTCTCTCACAGATTCTCTATTCAATCAACCAGTCGAAGAAGCATCTGTATGAAGAGGAGGATGCTAAGTCATACCCACCTTTCATTGTAAACAAATGCCTATCTGGATTTCTGGATACGGTGCTGTATGCAAATGAGATGAATATGAATTCGCATCTAGACAAGAAGATGCAATATGACTTTTTTATAAATAGTATCACGCCAAGGAAGAGATTTTCTCCCTGGGAAAAGAAGTCTTCAATTGATTGTCTTGATGCAGTCAAAGAATATTATGGGTATAACACCGATAAGGCTTTGCAAGCGTTGAGGATTTTAACTAATGAGCAACTTGAAGAGATTAAACGCTTAGTAAATAAAGGTGGTAGACGATGACAACTGATGTAGAAATCAAGTGGAGTCAAACTGATATGGTTGAAGTGACTCTCAATGAGCCAGATGATTTTCTGAAGGTTCGTGAGACTCTCACTCGCATCGGTGTGGCATCCAGAAAGGAAAAGATTATTTACCAATCTTGCCATATTCTGCACAAGCAAGGTAAGTATTATATTGTCCATTTCAAAGAGTTGTTTGCTCTTGATGGAAAGAAGACTAATCTTTCGTTGAATGATATTCAACGTAGAAACAGAATTGTCCAGTTACTCTCTGATTGGGGATTGATTACTGTATCCAAACCAGAATCTATTGCAGACGTTGCTCCCCTCAACCAGATTAAAGTCCTTGCTTTTAAAGAGAAGGATGAATGGACTCTTGAAAGTAAATATAATATTGGTCGCAAGAAAGTAGAGGCAACCGAATAATTTCATGGGGGTAATCTACACCCCCATTTTTTATGTTCGGTCATATATAATTGCATGGATGCCTTCGGGGTCCTTTCTATAACTCGCTTATTTAAGGAGAAAGAAAATGCAAAAATACGCTTGGGACATTTATGCTCCCTTTGGAGTTGGTTTGGATACAGTTTTCAATCGACTAGATTCGATGACTGGACATAATACAAACTACCCGCCCTATAATATCATCAAGCATGATAACAGCAATTATGAAATTGAAATCGCTCTTGCAGGATTTAAAGCAGAGGAGATTGAAGTCGCAACAGAATCTAACATTCTCAGAGTTGCCAGCAGACATGAGAAAGCAAATACTAACATTAGCTATGTCCACAAAGGATTGTCGAAACGCTCTTTTAACAATTCATGGCAACTAGCAGATGATGTTAGAGTAACAGATGTGCAGTATAGTGATGGACTTCTATCAATCTCGCTGGAGAAAATTATCCCAGAGCACCAGAAGAGAGTCACCTATACTATTGGTGAATCAAAACATTCAGACCCACAGTTTTTAACAGAGGATAGAAATTCAAATTTCCCTGGAGAAAACACTATAAATAAAAACTGAATATCGTCGGCGCTTGGGGCAGGCTGGTCAGAATCAGCACTTGCCCCCTTTTTTATTCCGTGATATAATTGATGTCTATAGTTGGAGTTTAACATGGTCCCCAAAGTTTTAGTATTCAAATCGGGTGAGCGAGTCATTGCTGGCGCATCTGAAATGACTGATAAAGAAACTGGCAGAGGTATTTGTTTGGTATTGAAGTGTCCTTACATTCTCACACTCAATCCAAAGCAAGACAACGAAGAAGAGTATTCTGTAAACTTTAGCAAGTGGAATCCCTTCACTCCAGATAATACTTTTAACGTGCCTTACGATGCTGTCACCTGCCTGAGTGATGTTGAGCAAGGCATCCTAGATGTATACATGGAAAGATTTGCTCAAGAACTTTATTATGAGGAGGAAGAAGATGCAGAGTCTGAAACTGCTTCTACTGAAGAATGATTATTACATAGTCGCACAGGTTGAAGAAATCGTTGCTGACTATGGTATGCCGAATTGCAAACTGGTAGAACCTTACCAAATTGACCTCTTTACCACAGAAGGAAAGGTTGCGCTCTCGCCCTGGCCGTGCTATACTGACCAGAGAGAAGTGCTTTTCTCGTCGGACAACATCTTGACTATCGTAAGTCCAAATGCTGACGTAGTAAAAGCATATATCGATTTGGTCCCTACTGTGATTGACGAAGAGGTTGATGAAGTTTTACAAGAACGTTGAGCAAGTTGGAAACAAAATTCTTGTCCGTGCCCATGAGAATGGCACTGACGTAATGTATAGGGAGGACTTCAAGCCCTCCCTTTTTGTTTCTTCCAATAAGGAATCGGACTACAAAAGTCTAGATGGTCGTCCCCTTCGTCGCGTGATGCCTGGCAGCATTGCTGACTGTCGTCAGTTTGTGCAACAGTATGCTGACATTGATGAGTTTGAGATTCATGGAAATACTAGATACTTATATCAATACATTAACGAAAAGTATCCAGGTGATGAAATCAAATTCGATAGCTCTCTCATCCGTGTCTTCACGTTGGATATTGAAACGGCAGCAGAGAATGGATTTCCTGATATCCAATCCGCTGACCAGGAGATTCTGCTTATTTCTTTGCGCGATTCTTTTACAAATCGTATCACTGTCTGGGGAAGTAAAAGTTTCAAGAATGAAGACCGCCAGGTTGATTACATTCACTGCGATGATGAGACGAAACTCCTATCATGCTTCCTTGCCTGGTGGCAAGAAAACTTCCCAGATGTAATCACTGGGTGGAATGTCCAACTATTCGATATCCCATACATCTGCCGTCGCGTGACCCGTATACTTGGTGACAAACATACCAAGATGCTGTCACCATGGAAGATGGTTTCTGACCGTGAGATTTATATCAAGGGACGCAAGCAGATTGCCTATGACATCCCTGGCATCTCCTGTTTAGATTACCTTGAGTTGTATAAGAAGTTTACTTATACAAACCAGGAATCATATCGCCTTGACCACATTGCCTTTGTGGAGTTGGAGCAGAAGAAACTTGACCACTCTGAGTTTGATACCTTTAAGGAATTCTATACTAATGACTGGCACAAGTTTGTTGAATACAACATCCATGACGTGCGTCTGGTAGACCGTCTTGACGACAAGATGAAATTGCTGGAGTTGGCATTCACCATGGCATATGATGCCAAGGTAAACTTTGAGGATGTTTATTCTCAGGTCCGCATGTGGGATAACATTATCTTCATCTATCTTGACAAGCAGAAGATTGCTATTCCCCCCAAGCATCAGTCTCATAAAGATGCTCAGTATGCTGGTGCCTATGTGAAGGAGCCTACGCCTGGTATGTATGACTGGGTGGTATCGTTTGACCTTAACTCTCTATACCCTCACCTCATCATGCAATACAACCTGTCCCCAGAGACGCTCCTGCCCCGCCGTAGCAGCGTCAATGTGGACATGCTGCTGGATAAGGCACACGACACCAGCGACCTCGTAGGGGAGACTCTGTGTGCTAATGGCACGCACTACACCACAAAGGAGCAAGGATTCCTGCCAAAACTGATGGAGAAAATCTATCAGGACCGCACAATTTATAAGAAGAAGATGCTTGCTGCCAAGCAACAATATGAGCAAACCCCCACAATCGAATTGAAGAAGGAGATTTCTCGTTGTAACAACATTCAGATGGCAAGAAAGATTCAACTTAACAGTGCCTATGGGGCGATTGGCAATGAGCACTTTCGATATTACAAGTTGGAAATTGCCGAAGCAATCACTCTTTCTGGTCAACTCTCTATCCGTTGGATTGAGATGAAGATGAATGAATATCTAAATAAACTCTTGTCAACCCAAAAGGAGGATTATGTCATTGCATCTGACACTGACTCAATCTATCTTAACCTTGGACCTCTTGTTAATAAATTTTTTAGTGCTAAGTCTGGCGACAAAGCAGCGATTGTGGGAATACTTGACAAGATCTGCCAAGAGAAACTGGAGCCATTTATCGAATCGTCATATCAGGAGCTGGCGAATTACCTTGCGGCGTATGACCAAAAGATGAAAATGAAGCGTGAGAATATCGCTGACCGTGGTATCTGGACTGCGAAGAAGCGATACATTCTCAACGTGTGGGACAGCGAGGGTGTCCGATATTCTGAGCCCAAGATGAAAATCATGGGACTTGAAACTGCTAGGTCATCTACACCTGCATACTTCCGTGACAAATTGTATCAGGCATTCAAGATTATTGTCACGCAAACGAATGATGATATTATTAATTTCATCGATGAAATCAAGACAGATACTCGCGACCAAAACTATATGGACATCGCTTTTCCTCGTGGTGTCAATGGTCTAGACAAATATCGTAATGGCACTGACATCTATGCTAAAGGCACACCTATCCACGTCAGAGGTGCTCTCCTTTACAATCACTATGTCCGCCGAAACAAAGTGGAGAATAAGTATCCCGTCATTCAGGAAGGTGAGAAAATTAAATTCTTATATCTCAAGACACCCAATCCTATTGGCGAGAATGTAATCTCTTTCTTCCAACAACTCCCCAAGGAATTTAACCTTGAGAAGTATGTTGATTACCAACTACAGTTTGAGAAGTCTTTTCTCGAACCGTTGAAAAATGTGCTAGAATCTATTGGATGGCAGCACGAAAAACGTGGCAACTTGATGAGTTTCTTTTGAGGTATTATGAGTTTTCTTAACAACGTTATTAAGGAGTTAAACAATGAATATGCGACAGTCGTTGATGAAGGCGTCTCCACTGGGGATTGTAATTCGTATGTGGACACTGGTTCTTATATTCTCAACGCTCTATGTAGCGGGAGCATTTTTGGTGGTCTCCCAGCAAATAAAATCACTGCACTCGCAGGGGAATCCAGCACAGGTAAAACCTTCTTCGCCCTCTCGGTAGTTAGGAGTTTTCTTCAGGCAAACCCTGAAGGTCAGGTAATCTACTTTGAGTCTGAGTCTGCCATCTCTAAAGACATGATGGCAACTCGTGAGATTGATGTTAAGCGTGTTGGTCTGGTCCCTGTCACTACCGTGCAGGAGTTTCGCACTCAGAGCATTAAAGTTGTTGACGAGTATATGAAACTCAAGAAAGAGGATAGACCTCCTCTGCTCTTTGTGCTAGACTCTCTTGGTATGCTGTCCACCTCCAAGGAAGTGGAGGATGCTACTGCTGGCAAAGAGACTCGTGACATGACTCGTGCTCAGGTTATCAAGTCTATCTTCCGTATCCTGTCACTCAAACTTGGACAGGCAGGTATTCCACTTATTGTTACTAACCACACATATGAAGTTGTTGGTGCTTATGTCCCAACCAAAGAGATGGGTGGTGGCACAGGTCTAAAGTATTCTGCATCTAGCATCCTCTTCTTGTCTAAGAAGAAGGAGAAGGATGGCACCGATATTGTTGGTAACATTATCAAAGTGAAGGCACAGAAGTCACGATTCACTAAGGAAAACTCACAGATTGAAACGAGGCTCTTTTATGACGCACGCGGACTTGACAAGTATTACGGACTATTGGAATTGGGTGAGAAATACGGAGTCTTCCAGCGGAGGGGTAATCGGATTGTTGTTGGGGAATCTTCCGTTTATCCTTCTGTTATACTTGCTAATCCCGAAAAATATTTCACCCCCGAAGTGATGCAAGCACTAGACGAATGTGCGAAGAAAGAATTTATGTATGGTAGCGGCGATGAGTGAGAGAATTGAAACAACAATCCTACGCAACCTTCTGTGTAACGAGCAGTTTTACAGGAAGGTTGTCCCCTTTGTAAAACCAGATTACTTCGATGAGCAGCATGAGAAAGTAATCTACGAAGAAGTATGGAATTTTGCTAGCAACTATGACTTGCTACCAACAGCAGAAGTGTTGACTATCAATTTACAAAATAGAAAAGACCTTAATGATGAGACGTATCAAAACGCTATTAAAACGATTCAGTCACTTAATACAGACCCTGTTGAATACAACTGGTTACTCGACACGACGGAGAAGTGGTGCAAAGACAGGGCAATCTATCTTGCTCTACTCGAATCCATTAAGATTGCTGATGGAGGAGAGAAGAAAGTTTCAAAGGATGCGATACCAAGCATCTTACAAGAGGCCCTGGCAGTATCGTTCGATGAGCACGTCGGTCACGACTACATCGAAAACGTCGAAGAGCGTTACGACTTCTACCATCTGGAAGAAGATAAGATGCCGTTTGACTTGGAGAAATTCAATCTGATTACAAAGGGTGGTCTTCCTAACAAGACTCTCAACGTGGCATTGGCAGGCACAGGTGTAGGCAAGTCTCTATTCATGTGCCACTGTGCTGCTCAGGCATTGCAGCAGGGCAAGAATGTCCTCTACATTACATGTGAGATGTCAGAGGAGAAGATTGCTGAGCGTGTTGACGCCAACCTTCTCAATGTAAATATCAGAGATATTGCATCACTACCAGAAACTATCTTCACTTCTCGTATCAAAGACATCGGACGTAAAACGATGGGTAGGTTTATTATTAAAGAATACCCTACTGCATCTGCACACGTTGGACACTTCAAGTCTTTACTTAATGAGTTGTCCCTGAAGAAGTCTTTTAAACCAGATATTATTTTTATTGACTATCTAAATATCTGTGCTTCTGCAAGATACAAGGGAGCTATCGTAAACTCCTACACTTATGTCAAAGCAATCGCAGAAGAATTACGAGGATTGGCAGTTGAATTCAATCTTCCGATTGTATCTGCTACCCAGACTACTCGGAGTGGGTATGGCAATTCTGATGTCGATCTCACTGATACCAGTGAGTCCTTTGGCTTGCCAGCTACTGCTGACTTTATGTTTGCTCTCATCTCTACAGAGGATTTGGAAAAAGATGGGCACATCATGGTCAAGCAATTGAAGAATCGATATAACGACTTATCAGTTTACAAGCGTTTCTTGATTGGTGTTGACAGAGCAAAGATGAAGCTGTATAATGTAGATGTCGCAGATTCTTCTATCACGATTGCTGATGAAGAATATGAATACGAGGAAGAGAAACCTCAGACAAAAAACAAGTTTACTAAATTTACCGAATTTATTGTATGACAACGACCGTGAATCGTAAGATTGATTTCTCTCGATATGAAGAATTTGTGGCAGCAGTTACAAGCAATGCCTCAACGAATTTTGTTGACTTCGCTGACCGTATTGGCGAGCTTGATAGAGAAGGTGCCAATATTGAGCGTCTTCTTACTGCTGGCGTTGGGCTTAATGCTGAAGGTGGTGAGTTTCTGGAAATCATTAAGAAGATGGTTTTCCAAGGCAAACCCTGGAATGAAAGTAATCGTGAGCATCTTATCATTGAGTTGGGTGATGTCATGTGGTATGTTGCTCAGGCATGTATGGCACTTGAAATTTCTTTTGATGATGTGATTGCTGGTAACGTTAAGAAACTGGAGAAGCGTTATCCCGAGGGCACCTTTGACCCTTACTTTTCTGAAAACCGTGCATCTGATGACCGATGAAATGGACTCAAGAAGCACTTTGTGAATTGGTGGCAGAACTTGGATGGGATGTTAGAAACGACGATCTCGTCCTTCAAGTTGGTGGTGCATCTGTTTACGAAATTGAAGGTGATGGCACTAAGTGGGCACCAGTCAAGGGCACAAAAAAATATAATAAAGATGCATTTATTGTAATTAAAAATAGAAGTCGTGAATAGTCTATGGATTCACCTAGTAGCATTCTTTCAAGTTGTTGTGATGAATTGTATTCAACCTGCCAACTGGAAGTATTGCTATCGGGTGGACCAGTGGTTAATACCAGATGTAGTTGAAGGATATCAGATATGGTCTGGTAAAAAGCATCCATATCAAACAGAAAAAGATTATCTTAATAACCTTCCCTAAATACCTAGGGGAGGTTTTTTATATGGCAAAGGAAACAGTATCCGTGTCCCAGATACTTAGTCCAGTACCATCGGGATACAAGAAACAATTAAAAGCAATCTTAGATTCTGTCAGTGGTAACAACTGGAGAATGGTAAAGAAAGACTGGCCTAAGTCTGCTAATGGCATGTATCTTATATTCTTAGATGATGCAATGATGGCAGATGTTAGAGAAAAGCATCCTGGTGGGGTCAATAGTATAACTGGTGGTAAAGAATCCTACATGTTAAAGATAGGAAAACCAGAAAGAAAAATTGTTTTTAGAATTACAAAGAAGACTGGTAGCGGTGCCGCTGACGCAAAGACCACTGCTGCACAAGAAAGAGGCTCGGTCTATATCTTTAGAAGAGTATTGAAAAATAATAAAAGATATAGAAGTGCTGATGATATCCGAAAGGATACGATTGCTTACATGGCCCTCCAAAAAATTTGGAAAAGGTCTGGACTTGAATTTGATGATGAGTGGTTGCAGGATTACTACAAACAATCTGCTACGTTATTGACTAAGTATGCTGATGCGTCATTCACAGAGTTTAATCGTGATGGGGGATTCATGAAGTGGGTTACTGATTTGGTTAGAGAGAAATACCAAATCTCCCAGAAAGATAACTGGAATCCTGCTGACATCTGGATGGTTAAGAATCAGAATCAAATCATTAGAGTTATTAATGAATTAGTTGACGGTGGATTGAGTCAAACCTTAGAAGAATTGAATGCTATTCTTAGGACACTATTCAAGCATAAGATTGTCGTGGGCGTATCACTTAAGAAGGTATCTGGAGATATTGCGAGATGGGAGGAGGTCAACGTAGATGAAGACCAGTTTGAAGAATATGATAAGATGTATTACACTGTCGATAGACAAGAGTGTAAATTAGGTCTTAAAGGAAAAGGAAAGGAATTGACATTTGATACTCAAGACTCCAGAGTATTTGTAGAAACAAATGTTGATACATTAAACTTCCAGATTAAAGCAAATGATTCTACGAATAAGAAAGGGTCAAACCTGAAGTGGGAGCCTACAGCAACTGGAGCAACTGCTGCAAGATTAGGCAAGGCACCTGTTGACATGGTGAGGAAGCTTACGATAGACTATGGTGTAAACTTCGAGAGAGACCATAATCAGTATCCAGATGACGTTGCGAGTTTTATGAAGGAGGAGGACGACTACAGGAGAATCATTCAGAAACTCAGGTCAGATGTAAACTTTGATGTCGGTGATGCTGATGAGGCAATCGATAATATTAGAATGGTATTTGGCACTGCTCCCCACGTTGCCAAGTCTAAACTGATGCAGATTCAATTCCTCAATATGCTGCATGGTATGACACCCAAGAAACGTAACATGTTTATGACAGACATGAGTTTTCTTGCTCAGAAAAAAGGCAAACGCTTTGGACCTTTCGGGAAACTATACTGATGAGCAAGAATACACACCTAGAGCACTTGGAAGATAGCATCTTGTTTGATGGTAAGCAGGGTGCAGTAGACGCATTTAAATTTTTAGATTTGCTTGCTAATACTTTTTCTGGCAAACCAACTAAAAATTTTAAGGTCACTACTAAGTGGGATGGAGCACCTGCTATCTTTTGTGGTCAGTATCCTGGCACTGATACATTCTTTGTAGGCACTAAGTCTGTTTTCAATAAAGAGGCGAAGGTCAATACTACACCTGAAGATATTGAGGCAAACCACGGTCATGCTCCTGGTCTAGTAGATAAACTGAAAGATGCTTTAAAGTATTTTCCTAAACTAGGTATCAATGGTGTAGCACAAGGTGACTTGTTATTCACAGATGATAAGAAGTTTGAAACTATTGATGGTAAAAGATGTATCACTTTCAAACCCAATACGATTACATATTCCATCCCTGAAGATAGTGACTTATATGAAAAAGCAAAGCGTGCAAAAATTGGTGTAGTATTTCACACAACTTATAGAGGAAATTCTATTGAAGCATTATCTGCTACCTTTGGATATGATGTTAAAAGATTGAAGAGTAGTCCCGATGTCCTTGTGCTCTCTGCTGAGATTGATGAGTTGGGTAAGGATGTCCTACTTACAGATGCAGAAAAGGTGAAACTTATGAGGATGAAAACTGCCAGTGGAGCATTAGTGAGAGCAACTGGTGGATTCCTTGATGAGGTTGCTGATCAGATTGAGGCAAATGACCAGTTGACTGTTGGACCTAGATTGAAAATTTATTTTAATACTTATGTTAGACAGGGACGCAAGGTAAACAATGCTAAACAGTTTGTTAGAAACTTCAAAGAATATTTTGAAGGTGAGGTGCAGAAGGCAGTTGCTAAAGTGAAGACACCTAAGGCAAAGGCAACTAAACTTGCTAAACTATATGCTGGTCTGGATTTTATCGAAGCAAATGAAGCAGCGATGATTAAGGCAGTTGGACTATATACAACATTGCAGAATGCTAAGACATTCTTTGTCCGTAAACTGGAGAAGGGTGAGAAGATTGGCACATATCTACAAACAGATAATGGTTATGAGATAACAGCGCCAGAAGGATTCGTTGCTATCAGTGAAGACAGGAATGCAGTCAAGTTAGTAGACAGATTGTCATTCAGTGTTGCAAACTTTAATGTATCTAAAGACTGGGTAGCAGGAGATAAATGAGCAGAGTAGTAGTAGCGTGGGGTAGATTCAATCCTCCTACAATTGG